GGCGGCGTGGGCGCCAGATAGATGGTGGCGTTGTCCTTCGGCGCGTAGTACTTGGTGGGCGCGCAGGACGTGTAGTCAGGCCAGTAGGCGGTCAGGTATTCGTTGTTTTGTTCGAGCAGGTTATTCCAACCGCCCGTCGCGCACACTTGAATGGACTTGAGGACGAGGAGATTGGACGGCAGAGTCAGGGTACGCGTCGAGGCGCTGACCGAGACCTCGGTGAAGGTGATGATGTTGACCGGGTCGAGACGGCGCTGCAAATGGGATTGCGCGCGCTCGATGATGGAGGGCAGGGCCGAGACAAACTCAGCCGAGTCTTCCTCCATGTTGGCGATGACGTCGTTGGTGAGGGTGGTGTAGGTGTAGGGCATCAGCGGCCAATCCTGAGAAGGACCTTGCCGCGCTCACGATCTTCGCGCATAGCACCCTTGAGGGCCCGTTCGTATTCGGCGCGAATGAAGTTGAGGCGGTCGGTCGAAACCGCATTGCCGCGACGGAGACCGATCCAGTAAGCGAGACCGTAGACGAGAGCCGGCATGAAACGACGCGGCACATCAACATTGTCGAAGGCACGCAAAGTATTTTCGGCGTTCTTCTGGATGGTGAGGACAACCGTGTAGGGCTGGTCGGGGATCGGCCATAGGTTCATGACGTTGGATTCGCGGCGACGATCCCACCAGTAGCGGGTCGGACGACCGGTCACAGATTTGACGGGGATTTCTGCCCAACGTTCGTAGCCGTCGCGCTCAATAACCATGTCAGTGCTGCTGGTGCGGACACTAGCAACAAGAACGTCTGAGATGGTCTGGTCGAAAATCAAGGACGAAACCGACGTTGCAATTGGCACCACCGTGGTTTCGATTTTGTGGAGAAGGACGTTCCGGTTTTGAAGGTCCGTCAGCAGGTAGTCGAGGCCGCGCCGCGCGCTGATCAGTTCGTCAGCAAGGACGGGCCCGCCGCCAACCATCGCGGCAGCATCCTGCAAAATATCATCGAACGTAGGGTCGAAGTTGGATGTGCCGCTGGTTGCCACGGTCGTTACTTTCCGTTACACCACCCCGTAGATGGTGACGAGCGGCCCGCCGCCAGCATAGGAGGAGCGGACAAAGGGGACGTCGAGGCTGAAGGGAACGACCGTGCTGGCCGCGTTAGCGGACACTTCAGCGAAGGCGATCCACGGGCCGGCAGTGGTTGGCGCGGCTTCGAGAAAGACGGAGGGGCCGGCAGCGGCGCTCTTCTGGACGAAGAAGGTGCGGACTGGCGTACCGTCGAAACGGTAGTCAAGGTCGATAGCGGGGCTGGTCGTAGCCGCCGACGTCGACACTTGGAAGGTAACGAGGCGAATAGCCTTGATGGCGGGCATGCTGGGCTCCTAGGGCAAGGAAGGCAGGACCCGCCGAAGCAGACCCTGCCGTACCTTGTTAGCCAATCACGACGTGGACGATAACGGAGCCAGCCGTGACCGTGCCGCTGTCGATGGACACGATAGCCTGCACCGTGGTATCGGCTGCCAGTGGAATGGCGTTGGCCGAAACCTGGGCGCCCGTACCAGCGTAAGCGCGGCGACCGGCCGTGTTAGCAGTGGTCGCAGCATACAGGATGCCCGTCGACGTCGGAATGCCCACGCGGATATTCGTCGTGGTGTTGTCGAAGGGCGTCGTGATATCCAGCACGCACTCGTAGAACGTGGAGCCAGCCGGAGCAACGAACAGCGGAACCGTGGTGGCAGCCATCGCAGTGCCGGTCTTCGCCGTGTTCACGACCACCGAGTAGCGGCCGGGCACCCGCGCTTCCACGAGGTTGACGGGCTCGGGGCCCGGCGGCTCATGGTTGCGGATGTTAAGCGGAAAGCTAAAGCTAGTCATCTGATTCTCCTTTGCGATGGAGGAAAGGGGGCCGAAGCCCCCAATCCATTAGGTCGAACCAGACGAACCGTACCACTGACGCCAGTCGGACCAGCCGAAGCTGTAACGCTCACGGGCCTTGTAGCGCATGTTGCCCGTCAGGAAGTCCACATCGTCCTTCGTGGCGAGCGGGGCACGCACAAACATCTTGGTGCCGTTCGGCACATCCGTGCGGATGAACCAAGCGTTCGGGTCCGTAAACCGGTGGTTAACAGTGTAACCACGGGAGAACAGGCCCATGTCCTTCAGAGCGTTCGTGTCGTTGTCCGCAGTGCCGACTCGGAGGTCCGAGAACAGAATGCGGTGCGCAACGAACTGGTTCTGCGGCGCAATGTGCAGGCTAACGGCGCGAGCGCCGATCAGCAGGCCACGGTCGTCCTTGGTCAGGCCAATGTTAATCAGCGCAGCCTCAAGAGCCGTTTCGGACAGGTCGGTGCTGACCCGGTTGGACTGGTTGCCCGCCGCGAGCGTCGGGTGGTCAGTCGCAAACAGGGGCTTGCCGTCGCCACCAGCGTAGAGAGCGTTGGTGGAGAAGCCGTTGTTGAAGACGTTGGCGGCCTTGACCTGCTTGGCATTCGCCATCGCGCGGCCCATGGCATTCGCCTTCATCTTACCGGTCGTGCCGTAGAGGTTGTCCTCGATGGCCTCTTCCGTGATGGCGAACGCCATCGCAACGGTCTCGTGGGTGTAGCGGCTCGTCCAAGCTTCCGACGCGGTGTCGAAGAACACCTGATCGCCTTCCGACTTGACCGGGGCCGTACCAAAGCCCGTCATCAGCACTTCTTCTTCGAACGAGCGATCCGACTTCTCAACGTCGAAAAGCGGGGTATGCTCGTTGTCAATGCTCTTGTAAGCAGTGCCGAAGATCGCGTTGAGGCCGGGGATAAGCTGCTTCGCAAATTGCGCGCGAGTCAGAATAGTCATTTCTTATATCCCCCTATTAAGCCGCAGAGACCTGCTGGAGGATCGGGCCATTCAGCTTCACGACCAGCACCGGGAACGGATCGCCCCAAGCGTTGTCAGGAATGTTGGCCAGACCCACAAGCTTCACCGCCGTGTTAACAGCGGAGGTGCGGGAAGCCGCCTGAAGCGCGTAGCGCGAGACACCGTACACGGAGTCCACGTCACCGCCAGCGGCCGTCACGTTGAAGTTAAGACCCAGATCGCCGGCCGTCACCGAGGCATTCGCCTGGATCATGAACAGAGCGAAAGGGTTGTCCACGACGTAGGCCGTCGGGCGGTCGGAACCGTCGTACAGGCCAGCCGAAGACGTATCGGCGGGGATGGAGTTCTTGAGCTGCGGCTGCTTCGTGGTCGGATCGACCCAAGCAAAACCGACAGCCGCACCCAGCAGCGGACCATCGCCGCTGGCACCAGCCGAAGTAATGACGCCACCCGACAGCTTGACCGGAGAACCCTTGCCGAGGTCCGGGCAGTTAGCGCCGTTGGGAAGCGGATAAGCGCGGACCTCGTTGCCATGCGTGCCCAGAGCAGCAATGGCGCGGAGACCGAACGGTGCGAAAGAAACGGGCACCTTATCCTCCTTTGTTTGTTATCCGAATGAGGGACGTCGCCCCCGGGAAAAGCGTTTCGAACTTTCGTTGGCAAACCGCTGCTGCCGGCCCGTGCTGTCGTCGTAGCTCACCGTCTTCATATCGAAAGCCTGCTCCGCTTGAATGGACCGGTCTTCAGCCCACTTTTGGATGGCTTCCGCCTTACGTCGAGGCAGCTTCGCAAGAACAAGGTCGCCGTTGATGGCAGCGCCCGCCAGTGCGGAAATCTTACTATCGAGCCCGGGGAAAACGTAACCGGCCGGAACTTCTTCCAGCGGGACGAATGCCCACCCTTCTCGCATGCGCTGCGAAATGTTGCTGAAGTCGTCCTGATCCCCATTCCTAAACCGAACCCAGCGATAAGCGTACTGGTCGTCGTCAGGCATGGGAGGGATTTCTAGCGCATTAGGTGGATTATACTCTGAATCCAGAGAATTTTCAAGAGGCTCGTCAACGGCGTTGCTGGCGAGGTTGCGCTTGGCAGGCATTACAGAATCTCCGTATACTGGCTGGTGGTCTGGGCAGCACGCTCGGCACGGGCCTTTTCACGTGCGTAGTCTTCCACGCTGATGCCGAGGTGGTTGGCCATGTCGCGGTCGGCTTGGGTGATGGTAACCCGGATCTTGCCCGGGGTAGCGGCAGGCGTCGACCGGTTCTGGATAGTCGGGTTGGTAGCGGGCTGGCGGGCCGGCTTGGCACCCAGCTTGGTTGGGAACTCGGTCTTGAGGCGCTTGTCCAGTTCCTCGAAGTAGTCCGGGTCTTCAGGCGCGTAGCCGTCCGCAACCATCTGCTGATCGATGACGCGGGCGCCGGCAGTCATCACGGGGTCCTTGTTGAACCACGTCTTGTTGCGCTCATACCATTCGACAGCGGCAGGGGAGGGAGCCTTACGGGCCGGCTGGCTAGGCTGTGTCCGTGCGGTCTG